TATTTGATCCAGTTGCAACATCCGAATATGTATCATTCGATCCAGTTGAAACGTTGTTATACGACGTATTTGAACCAGTGTCAACATCGCCATAAGCAAAGATATCTACGGCTCCAATACTAAAGGATGCTGATAAACCAGTTAATCCAATTGTTAAATCATTTACAGAAACAGATCCAACATTAGCATTAAACGATTGACCAGTTAATCCTAGACCTTCTTCTACTGTTAGAGAACCAACACTAGAAGTCATACTTAAAGAACTAGCTTGGCCAACGGCACTTCCTAATCCTATAATAGTTCCTTGACTAAATGTAGCCTCTAATCCTGATGGTTGAACAACATCATTTGGTATAACTACCGTTCCAATACTAGCACTAAATTGAACTCCAGTTAATTGTGCTTCTTGTGAAGAAATACCTGCTGCAGTTCCTTGACTAAATGTTGCTGATACACCAGAAAGAATAGCAGTTTCATTTGGTGCTTTTGCAGTCCCTTGACTTAAAGTTGCATCAAGACCTGTTAAACCAATAGTTAGGTCATTAACTGTTACAGATCCAATAGCAAATGTTGATGATAAGCCAGTCAAACCAACTTGCATATCAACCACGGATACTGAACCAAGAGAAGATGTAATAGATAATGTGTCGTCTATGACAACAGGAACAAAAGCTTCACCTTGTGAAAAAGTAGACTCTAAACCGGTTGGTGTAATTACTTGATCAGGTATATCAACTGAACCAATACTAGATGTAATTTGTATTCCTGTTAAAGAAACAGAAATAGTTTGATCAGAAAGATCTCCCCAGCCACCATCGCCACTCCATTGTTGAGCACCCCAACCCGTTTTAAGAGTTACGTCCTCATTCCATTCAGCTTGGCCCCAGGTAAACCTGCCCCATCCTGAAGTCGTCGACATGGTCGACCTCCTACGCTAATCTGATTATTGCTGCTGAAGAATTATTTGCTGGAAATTCTATTTTAAAAGTTCCATTACTAGCTGTCTTGTCTCCACCGAAAGCTATCGAACATACAGCATCAGTTGTTCCTGAACCACCGTTTGTTGTTGTATTGTATATCAGTGCTCCATTTGCAGTAAAAGATGCAGATGAATAAGTTACATCACTAAAGTCTGTGAATGCAGTTGTGCTTGTTAAACCTACTCCAGTGTTAGTTAGAGTTGCACCACCTGCTGAATATGCAGATCCTGATGTGTTTGTAATTTCTTCTGATGTTGAATAGTCTGTTGTAGAAGCACCTAAAGAAGCAGAACTATCAAATAATGCAAGTTTAAAAGTGTGTCCACCTGAAGATTCAAAACTGTGTTTACCTTGTAAAAGCTCTTGTTTGAAGCTTGAACATATTGCTGATGATATAGCCATAATTTATTCTCCTACGGGTTTGCTGAAGTTATTGGGATACGAATAGCGCCATCTGTGTAGTCATCTCTTCGTCTTCGACCAACTTGCTCATTAGCAAACTTCTGTACCTCTTGTTTATACTTATTTTCATATAGTGTCAACATATCTATAGGCCCTTTTAAAAAACCATATGCTTCTGACAAACAGCAATATAACAGCCCATTTGGAAAGTTAAGACTAATATAATTAGTATCATCATTTTCTAATAATGCTGGCGCTTTGTTAAAATGTATTCTAAATCTATAGGTTGTGTTTGGAGTCGGAGACAAGAATATTCTACCTGATGTAGTATCAGACTCTCCAGTTGCACCACCAAACATAGCATAATATTTAGGTTGACCTTGAGCTGCTGATGTTCCTGTTACGTCTTGATACTCTTGAAGGTAAGACATGTCTTTTTTTTCTAAAAATCTGTTAGCTCCTGTAATAGCTGATCCATTTGTATCGTATACTTGTATCGCTCTAACAAATACGCATCCCGCTGGAGCATTTATAGATTCTTGTCCAGCAACAAAATTACCTAACTGTTGTTTCCTGTCGGCATCAATAGGTATATCTCTAAATATTCTATACTGTGCATTTAAAATAATATTTTCTAAAACAGCATCTGTTAAAACATTAGAGTCTGTTTCTGTGTAACTTTTAATCTGTGTTTTTAATCCTGATGCACTTAATCCAGCCATTAAATAACTCCTGCGTTTCTTAAATTTCTACAAACTGGACAACTTTTTCTATAATATATGTGTTTACTACAAGGATCCGGTTTAGGTTTTACTTCTTCATACATGACAAGATGTGGATCTTGTTTTTCAGGTTTAAATATATTTTTAATTTTATTCCAAATATAACTTATCATAATATACCTCTTATCATTGGGCTAACATAAATGTTTTCTCCACCACCTGTTATATTACCTACTGCGTTATAAGGCAAGGTAACAGTGAAGCCTGTATTAACTATTTTTGTAGCTGGCATAGCTCCAGTATTTTCAGTTCTTGTAGTTACTGATTGTATTTCTAATCCTGGAAAAACATTAGAAATAGCATGTGCAGTTGCTGTTGTGCTTTCTGGGGTTTGTCCTCTAAAAGGTGCATTAGTTCCTCTTGATAAACCTGTTAAAGTTTGTCCTCCAGACTTACCAGTATATTGTATAACTTCTCTTTGAATAACAGGAACATACTCAGGATTTGTTGAACTTGGAGAAGTTGCACTTTGTATAAAATAAAAACCTGTTGTAGGGAAATTAGTATTAGAATCAAATCCTGCTGTAGTTGCCGAAGCTGTTATTGCATCTGATATTGCAAATATTGGAAAAAGATTGGACCCTAAATTAAAACTTTGTGTAGGATCATTACTAGCTGGATTATAAAATAAAACAAAATCTCCAATTTCTAAAGTATGGTTAAGTAAACTCACAGTTAAAGTTGCACTTCCATTTGTAACTGTAAAAGGGTCTTTTGGTAAAAGAACTGCAGTTGGTGGTTCATTTCTATCAGTTCTTGTATTTAATAATGCAACGCCATCAGCGCCATTTGGTTTTGGTTCTAACTGTGGTTGCTTTGGTTCAAATTCTGTAAAATGAACAAATGCACCATTCCATTCTCTAACCATTTCTCTGTAAGGAAACTCCATACCTGATCTATCTGATATTGCTTTTGCATATTTACCTGTTGCGTATCTAGACATTATGTTCCTGGGTAATAAGCTTTTGGTGTAATGTATGTACTAGAAGCAGAACCATCTTCTTGCAATGCTCTTGCAAGTTCATCTTCATAGTATAGTTTCATTTGTTGTACTAGTTGTGGTTGATATTTTTGTGCAAGATAAAAAGCTAAACCAGCAACCATACAAGGTACAAATCTAAAAGGTACATCTGTTGCATTTGTATAATCTCCTACATCTTGAATTCTTTTTATGTAATAAAAATGCATATCTTTAGATGCATTTGTAGCATCTGGTGTTGGATATATACTAATACTTACATGATCTATAAGTCTTTGTACCCAATATTGATTAGGTGTGCCTTTAGATAATTTATTTGAAAAACCTGCGTAAGTAGATCTATCAACTTTTGTCATAGGACTATCTGATTGATCAGTCTGAGTTCTATTGTTTCTTAATTGTGCTTCAAGGACATCGGATATTCCATAAACACCATTTGGATTTGAAGTAGCACTTGTACCATCTCCAGATGATCTAAAAAATTTATACTCTGCTTGTCCTTCTACTAAGTCTAGATCCAATTCTCCTATTTCCCAATAGTGAATACCTCTATTACCCCATTCTTGAAATAGAATATTAAGAGATCTTCTTGCAGATTTTAATTGATAACCTGCTACAGAGTTTAATCCTATACGTTCGAAAGCATCTTCTATTATTTCATCAATAGCAAATGTTTTATCAAAAGTAGTTGTTTCCGAGGTAGTGTTAGCCATTTAACCTCCTAGCCAGTATAACCTAAAGTGACCGATCCTGTTCCAGTTACATCTGCGT